ACACAGGACACGGACCGTGATTCGATGGTGAACGTTCCACTTCTATCCCGGTCACGAAGTCCATATTCTGCCAACGTTCGTAATCGGCAGTTCGAAAAACCTCGTTTGTTTTCGTTGCTGCTAGTCGAAGGGCGTTTTTATAAGACGAGCGATAAACACCCTGCCCCGGATGATAATCTTTCATCGGTTGGGATGGAATCAATTTGCCATTCGCGTCCCTTACACGGCGGAAACAACGGTTGGGTTCGTTTAGCAATTGCCGTATATCCTGGCTGATAAACGCCGCTGGACGACCGGAAGACAATCCGGAAGAAAGATAATACTCCAGATTATCCATGGCCCCGTCCGTTATGTCCCAGACACGGGAGGATATGGTTTTACCAAATTCATCTTTACGTTTCAATAAAGTATTCAGCGCATCGGCATTCCGGGAAAACAATTTTTCCCTTAGCGTAGTGGAGATAGCCATATCCTTAATATAGCCCGTTACCAGTTCATCCGCTTTCCTATTGCCTAAATTCCATACATCGGTAACTGTATTGGATATATTGCTTACGAGCTGCGTGTGTAAATCATCCAACAGACGTTCTATTTGCTTTTCAATAGTAGCATTACCTATCCATACACGGTCGCCGCCATGATCCGACCATTTAGCCAGAAGAGGTCCTACCCTACGGACAAACTCGTCAAACGAATACTTTATGCTGCCTTGTTGCCGGAACAGACGTTGCAGGAATTGTCGCTCATGAAATGATAGTTCTTTCATTCTCCATATCCCATTGTCAGACCAACCATATTATTGCGTTGCGCAGCTGTATCTTCCTCTTCCTCCATCAGCTTCATTTCTTCGTCCAAGTCTTCCGTCAGAGGAGAATGAGCCGTAACCGTGCGCTGGGCGTTGATCGGTTTACCTCCATTGGCAAGGGACAGAGTTTGTAATGTCTCGGACAGATCTTCCGGCAAGATAGAACCAAATTCCACATCGATCAGGTTGTTCACCAATTGCGAACGGTACTTGATGTTGGTGATATTGCATATTCCAGCCAACACGACCGACACGCAACGCTGCACGACCGGACCGAACGTTTCCATGTTATCACTAGCCTTAATGGTTGCGTCCATCAGCATAAACTTACGTGCGACACCGGACAGGTTGCCAATGCCTTTCAAGTTATCAAAGGAAAGATCCGGCGTAGATGTACCGGCAAATTGTTCGTTTTTCGTTTCTTCCAATTCTTTATCTACAGATGGCTGGGAACCAGTCCATGTCAGATAATCGGCATCGCCATGATATTCCTTGCCGGATACTTCATCGACCTTGATTGGGAAGTTGATGTCTTTGCCAGTTGTTTCCTTTGAAGGCAAGTCTGAATCTCCATACGTTTTCAAGATAGGTTCTGCGAAGTAATCGTTCGTGTCGGCCATACGGGACAAACGCATTTCCCGTGCATCCATAATGCCGGCCACTTCGTCCCATTCCGGCTGGAAAACATCGGCATACACGACCGGGATTTTACCGAACAGATTGGGTACTTCTTTTATCACCCAGCCACCCATTTCATCAATAGCCGTAATAATCTTGTCTGCCGTCCAGATCGTACAACTATTTCGGATCATGCCATTAGAGTTCACTTGGTAACGATGGATAAAAGCATCCATATCATCGTTATCGTCGAAATGGGGATAAAATTCAGAGAAAGTATTTTCATTACGAGGAACGGAAAGCGTCTTTACCTTCAACTCCGTAATCAATTTGCCATCTAATCCTTTGGAAGTATAGGGATAGAACACAAGGGCAGCCTTACTTTCAGAAAGCACCCTACGGGCAAATGACTTCAAAACGGATTGCATTTTCAATCGGCGTTCCCATACACGTTTGAATTCTTGAAAGCCATCGTTCTGATCCGTTCCCGTAATCGTCATTTGCCCGCCAAACAAGAAGGCGACAGAGGTACGCACCTCCTTTTTCGGGAAGTTGGTAACGATACGTGCCACATCGACAATCTTGTCTTCCAGTCGTAACGGTTCCCCGTTCTTATCCTTCAATGTCTCCGAATAAACCGCCAGTCGTTTGGGTTCACGCCAACCGACAGAGGTCTTACGCCGACGGCGCTCACCATGATATTCGTTATAATATTCCCTCGGTTCCCGGTATTCTATCGTATCGACACATAGCGTACTAACTACCTGTCCGAAGTCTTCATTCGTAAGGATTTCGCTTATACTTGGCATGATTGTTTTATGCTAAAATATAAAAGCAAATAGTTTTTCGCTATCAATACGGCCAGTCTAAACAAGTTTACTTTGAAATGTAAAAACCGAAAACATATATCAAAACGCAAGTATGTGGTAGAAAAATATCGGGGTTTTATCTAACACGTGTCACAAATATCAGAAAAACACTTTCATTTTGCCACTTATCGTCCTTTTGCTACCCGACGTACAGAGTTAGCCTTACATAACCCGATGAACTCTACATTCTCGGCAAGGATCGTCATGCCGTCCGGTGCATCATCATGCTTGTTACCTCCCTCTTTCTTGTAGCCAGTAAGCGCTTTCATAAACCGATCGTAATCCGAACCTTTCTTATACTCGCCCTCTTCTAGGAAATAGCAATGCTTTTTGATCCAACCGGACTTCAACAAGATACGTGTTTCCTTGTTGGCGGTCGTAGGCTTTGCTTGGATGATACATTTTTCATTCTTTTCCTTTACCGCCTTTCGGACATTCAGGGCGAAGAGACGACCACCATTGTTGCTCTCAATACGCATATTGTCGCAACGGGTATCAAGGATCAGGGAAACCAACTTTGGTTCGGTAATCTCTACATTGTCCTTGGTAAACAGCACATCGGTAATGAAATACTTCGTGCCGAATACCTTGGCAATCGGCGCACAGAAATCATCGTCTCCTTCGTCTGCCACATCAGTAGCACCGATCACACCGTCCGGTTGCTTACCTTCTATATCTGCCAGCTTGAATCGGTTTAATTCTGATTTTGGGAACAACAACCCAATAGCCTCGATCGGTTCCTGCATATACTCGGCACACCAGATGGAATCGTCCGTTTCCTCCCGTAATTCATGGTAATACTCCGTTGTATGCACATCCTCACAAAAAGAGCGGTCGTTCTCATCCAAGGCAGCGATACGAATAATCTCGTCATACTTCCCCATCTCTTCCATACGGCCAAGTACGTCCGTAGCCGACCAACGTGTACCGATGTCGATAGAGCAACAGTTCCCCTCTATACGGGAATCATGCGTTCCCTGCTTCCACGACCAAACCTTTTCGTTATTGGTGTCGGATAGTGCATCTTCCAGGCTCTTATACAAGTCGTCGGTCATGGCCAACATAGACGCACCGAAACCGATTACCGTACCGCCTACACCAGCCCCGAAGTAACTCACCTGCCGGGCAGCTTCCAAGCTCCAGCCGTGCACATTCTGTTTATCCCCTCGCAATTGCACATCCGGGAATATCTCTTTGAACCGGGAAGAGCGGACAATGTCGCGTGTATCATAAGATAGTTTATTATACAGTGTATCGGAACAACAGTTGCGCATGACCGACTCTTCCGGGAAATGGCCAAGCATCCACGAAATGAACAAGGATGATATATAGGACTTCCCAGCACGTGGCGGCATGGAGACGGCCAGCCGACGAATCACACCCGACAAATACGATTCGTACACCCGCGTAAAAGCGTCCGCCACCTTCTTCAAAAACAAACGCTTAGCGAAGAACTTAGGATCATGATATAAACAATAGGCCCAGAAATCATTCCGAGCCTCCCGTTTGCGCAATATGGTCGCAGCCTTCGCCTGCCTGATCAATATTTCTCTCTTACTCCTTTTCGCCACGGATAATTGCTGCTAGTTCTTCATCTGACATCGATTCCAATTCATCACCCAGTTTGACCTGGTTCTCCACTTCTTTCTTATCACGCCACTTGCCAGGTTGCCGGTTCTTCAGCCAGAAAATGGCGGCAGTTGTGTCCGGAGGGTAATGTTCGAGATACTCCACCTTGTCCGTAATCTTGCCCTCGTTGGTAGCGAACTTCGTCGCTCTGGCATCGTAACCAATCGCACGGCTATAAAGTCTCGATGCTACATTTGCATCTGCTACAGCTTTTCCCTTTTTTAAGGACTCAAGAAATTGAGGAAACTTCTTCTTCCAACTATTCAACGTTTGTTCCGAAACAGAGAAGAATTCAGCAATTTCCTTATCTGTTGCACCTAACAGACAAAGCTTTAGAGCCTGCTCTGCATATTCTTCTCTATATTCAGACTTACGCCCCCTACTTTTCTTTTTTACTTCATTCTTCTCTAACATACCTAACCAAAACTAACGAATCGGGACAATTCCGCCTTCAACTCAGGTAAACTTCCATTATCTAAATAGAAAGAAGAGCGCATTTTACCTTCTTTCTTTACACCACGCATTGACTTACACAAGTGTTCTCCTTCTAGCACTATACCCATTGCCAAAGGTGGATATTCCGAACCTAACGCTTCTTGAAT